AGAACGTATAACATTTTACTTGGGATGATCGTCTGTAAAATTTTACAGGCATCAATAGTAAGAATTTATAGTGATTTTTTAGATCAAATAGATGTACAAAAAGAAAGGATAGATGATTTGTGGATACGTGGATGGGCTGTAGTGTTAAATCCAGGTGATCCAGTACCAAAACACTGCCATTCTTATCACGAAAATACATTCTTGAGCGGTAACATAATGCTCACGAATAATAATACAACAACAGATTATTATATTCCACATCTGAGCGATTACCATGGTCCTTGGAGATGTGAGAATAAACCAGCAAGAATAACAATTTTTCCATCATGGGTTCTTCATGAAGTTCAACCAACATACGAACATAGAATTTCTATTGGATTTGATTTATTCTCATTTCATACAATGGAATACATTTCAAATAATAGAATTCGTGGAGATGAACAGCAAGAATGTATTTTAAAATCAATTAAATTACTGTAAACCGTAGTATTCATGGGGGTTTTCATCACCCCCATTTTTTATGTTACTTATATAATTATTAGTGTGATGCCGATTGGGTCACATGTAAACGTCGCTTTTTAGGACAATGGTAACATTTAACTGGGAAACATATACACCTTACGGAATTGGTTTCGATGAAGCATTCAATAGATTGGAAGCTATTGCAGGAGGTGGATCAAGCTACCCTCCTTACAATGTCATTAACGGAGATGATGGCAAGACCATACTTGAAGTCGCTGTGGCAGGATTTTCAGATGAAGATCTTGAGGTCGAAACTGAACGAAATGTTCTGACAATCAAAGGTAAAAGATCAGACGATAAAGAAGTCAGATATGCCCACAAAGGTATCTCTAATAAATCATTCTCAAGGAACTGGCAACTAGCAGATAATGTAGAAGTTGAAGATGTAAAGTATCACAATGGGCTACTGACAGTTACATTAGTCAAAGAGTTGCCAGAGAAACAGAAGAAAAAGAAATGGTTCTAAATATTCGGGGCACTTGACGGTGCCCCTTTTTGATGCTAAACTAATATCACAATTATAATAATCTATGGCAGTATCAATTATTACATTGAAGACAGGTGATAGAGTTATCACTGATCTGAAGGAAGCCTTTGATGGCGAAGGTGAAGACAGGACAGGAATTTGCCTTATCATGGATGAACCATATATTCTCAATCTTGCTGGCGAAAATCCCCAGTATTTGACTGAGGCATATGGTCAAGAGTATCAGGTTCGCTTTAGCAAGTGGAACCCATATTCTACAGACACGATGTTCAAAATTCCTTACGATTGTGTCATGACAATCAGCAATCCAGAACCAGGGTTGCAGAAGGCATATGAACAAAAAATTGAACAAAAGAAAGAATTAGAAAAGGAACTTGAAGATGGAATTGAAAACTAATCATAGCGTTCGTGTAGTTACTCTTACTACAGCAGAACGTGTGCTTTGTCTATTTGGTGAAGTTCGTGATCCTCTAGATGAGCAAAAGGTGATTGGATATAGAATGCTGTATCCTTTTATTCTTGATCTATCAGAACCAAATGAAGATGGAACTATCCCCATTGAATATCGTAGGTTCTGTCCATATAGTCCACAGGAAGAACACCGTTTGAGTGGCGATCATATTATTAGTGTCGTCTTTCCAGATAATGGAATTCTTGATAACTATGTTGAAAAACTTGAGGAATATGGTTTCCCCAAAGATCAAGTGTTTTTTGAAGAACAAACTGAGGAAGTAAATGGAGATAGCAGCGAACCTACTGAAGCTGGCGAATGAGTGGATCATCGCCCAGGTCGAAGAGATTGAGGGTGCCACTTCGATAGGTGACCCCGATTGTGTCCTACGTGACCCATACGTGGTAGAATGTGATGGGGAGATCAACCAATGGCCTCCTCATTCAAATGATCGTGAGGTAGTCGTCAGGTCTTCTGACATTACCACACTGGTCAATCCAAGCACCAAACTGCTTGCCGCTTATCTACTCAAAGTTGATCCGCCAAAATCTGAATGAAGTTTTATACTAATGTTGAACAAGCTGGCAACCGTTTGCTGGTGCGTGGTTATGAAAATGGCAATCGCTACAGCGTGAAGGTTCCTTTCAACCCCACGCTGTATTTGCCTACAAAGAATTATTCTGAATGGCGTACTCTTGAAGGTGCTTGTGTCGAACCACATAAGTTTGGTTCGATCTCTGAGGCACGAGATTTTGTAAAACAATATCAAAACGTAGAAGATTTTGAGATCTATGGTAACACTCGATTTCTCTATCAATATATTGCTGAAGAACATCCAGAAGAGGAAGTCAAGTTCGACAGCACCAAGGTCCGTGTATTTACGATTGACATTGAGACCGCTGCCGAGAACGGATTTCCAGACATTGAAACTGCCGATCAGGAGATCCTTGCCATCAGTATCAAAGACAGCTTCACTGGTCGCATTACTGTGTTCGGGGCACAACCATTCAATAACACAGACCCCATGGTGGATTACATGCATTTCCGCCATGAAGAAAGCATGTTGGGAGCATTCCTTGACTTCTGGCAAACAAACTATCCAGATGTGATTACTGGTTGGAACGTACAGCTATTCGATATGCCGTACATTCATAATCGTATCAACCGTGTGCTGGGGGAGAAATTTACTAAACTTCTGTCTCCATGGAAACTTGTATCCACCCGTGAAATCTTTATCAAGGGTCGTAAGCAGTTTGCTATTGACACGCTTGGTATCTCTACGCTGGATTATTTGGAACTGTATAAGAAATTTACTTATACAAACCAAGAGAGTTACCGTCTGGATCACATCTGTAATGTAGAACTGGGTGCCAAAAAACTAGATCACTCTGAGTTTGATACCTTTAAGGAGTTCTATGAGAACGACTGGCAGAAGTTCATTGAGTACAACATTCATGACGTTCGCCTGGTGGATCAACTAGACGACAAGATGAAGTTGCTTGAACTGGCATTCACGATGGCATACGATGCCAAGGTAAATTATGAAGATGTGTTTAGTCAAGTTCGGATGTGGGATAACTACATATATGTGGAGCTGTTGAAACGCAACGTTGCTATTCCTCCCAAAAAAGAAGCAACCAAAGACGCAAAATATGCGGGGGCGTATGTCAAAGAACCGATTCCTGGGTTTTATGATTGGGTGGTCAGTTTTGATCTTAATAGCCTGTATCCCCATCTTATTATGCAGTACAACATTTCGCCCGAAACACTCAGGGAAACTCGCCATCCCAGCGCATCTGTTGAAAGGTTCCTAAACAAAGAGATTGTTATTGAAGGTGAGGATTGTGTTGCTGCCAACGGCGCACAGTATCGCAAAGACATTCATGGTTTCCTGCCTCAGATGATGCAGAAGATGTATGACGGTCGTGTGATCTACAAGAAGAAGATGCTTGCTGCCAAGCAGCAGTATGAGAAGACACCCACCGTGGAACTCATGAAAGAGATTGCCCGCTGTAATAACATTCAGATGGCAAAGAAGATCTCTCTGAACTCTGCCTATGGTGCCATCGGTAACGAGCACTTCCGCTATTACAAACTGGCAAATGCTGAAGCAATCACTCTATCTGGTCAGCTCTCGATCCGTTGGATTGAGAACAAAATGAACCAGTATCTAAATAGGGTGTTGAAGACAGACAATATTGATTATGTAATTGCTTCTGATACTGATAGCATCTACCTGTGTCTAGATGCCCTCGTCAAGAATGTCTTTGGAGATAAACTACCAGAGAAAGAGAAGGTGGTTACTTTCCTTGACAAGGCATGTCAGTCACAGATAGAACCTTTCATTGAAAAGTCCTATCAGGAACTGGCAGAGTATGTAAATGCTTACGACCAGAAGATGCAGATGAAGCGAGAGAACATCGCTGACCGTGGTATCTGGACTGCGAAGAAACGATACATTCTAAATGTATGGGACAGTGAAGGTGTCCGATATGCCGAACCCAAAATGAAAATCATGGGTCTTGAAACTGCTAGGTCTTCAACTCCAGCATACTTCCGAGACAAACTGTATGAAGCCTTCAAGATTATTATCGGCAAGACAAATGATGAACTCATCAATTTCATCAATGTTGTCCGTGATGAAACTAGAAAGCGACCCTACGCAGAAGTCGCTTTCCCCAGAGGCATCAACAATTTGGCAAAGTATCGCCACCCCGCAGATATCTACAAGAAAGGAACCCCCATCCAAGTAAGAGGTGCTCTACTCTACAATCATTATGTGAAAAAATATAAGATTGAGAACAAGCATCCATTGATCCAGGAAGGCGAGAAAATCAAATTCATGTATCTCAAAACTCCTAATCCAATTCATGAGAACTGTATTAGCTTCTTTGGTGATCTCCCACAGGAGTTTGGACTTGAGAAGTATGTAGATTATCAGACACAATTTGAAAAGTCGTTCCTCGAACCGCTCAAAAATGTGCTACAATGTATTGGATGGAAATACGAAAAAGTCATCACAATTGGGAGTTTCTTTGAATGAACGTCTGGGTTGTGACTTGGACCAATCATGTTGTAGGACAGATTGATCCAGATAATATCAAATGCTTTGATGAATATGAAACCGCTAGAGCATTTGCTAAACTGATGAGTAACAATTACTCTTATGTAAACATGTATGAAGATGAGGTAAAACAATGGGATTCCTAGATAGTGTAATCAAAGAGAGCGGCAATGAGTTTGCTGGTTTTGTTAGTGAGGGGGTTGCTGCTGGCGACATTACATCTTACGTTGACACTGGCTCTTATATTTTCAATGCCGTGGTTAGTGGTTCGCTTTTTGGTGGGCTTCCTTCCAACAAAGTCACTGCCCTGGCTGGAGAATCAAGCACAGGTAAGACTTTCTTTGCTCTGTCTGTCGTTCGTAATTTCCTTGCTGCTAATCCTACTGGTGGAGTTATTTACTTTGAAAGTGAATCTGCTATTTCTCGTGACATGATTGAAAGTCGTGGCATTGATAGCAAGCGTATGATTATCATGCCAGTGGGAACGATTGAAGAGTTCAGGACACAAGCTTGTCGTATTCTTGACAAGTATATGAAAGAACCAAAGGATGAGCGTGTGCCTATGCTGTTTGTTCTTGACAGTCTGGGTATGCTTTCCACCAACAAAGAGATGGAAGATGTTGCTAACGATAAACAAGTTCGTGACATGACCAAATCTCAACTGATCAAGGGTGCGTTTCGTGTGCTGACCCTCAAACTGGGTCAGGCAAATGTTCCTATGATTGTCACTAACCATACCTATGATGTGATCGGTTCCTATGTTCCAACGAAAGAAATGGGTGGTGGTACTGGACTGAAGTACGCAGCATCAACTATTATTTACTTGTCCAAAACAAAAGAGAAGGACGGCACAGAGGTGGTGGGTAACATTATCAAATGTGAAGCTAAGAAATCACGACTAACCAAGGAGGGAAGCAAAGTTGCCACAAGACTCTATTTTGATGAACGTGGATTGGACCGCTATTACGGACTATTGGAGCTGGGTGAGGAACACGGAGTATTCACCCGTAAGGGAAATCGTATCGTTGTTGGTGAATCCGCTGTTTATCCTTCCGTTATTCTTGCTGATCCCGAGAAATACTTTACCGAAGAAATAATGGCACAACTTGAAGAAGCAGCACGTAAAGAATTCTCCTATGGCAATTGAACGTATTGAAGAAACTATCTTGCGTAATCTTCTTTTCAACGAGGAGTATTACCGCAAGGTAGTTCCATTTCTAAAAGCAGATTATTTCAACGAATACCATGAACGCATCTTATTTGAAGAGGTTGCTGACTTCGCCAGTAAGTACGACAAAGTACCTACTCAAGAAGTTCTCTCAATCAATTTACAATCTAGAAACGACCTTACAGAAGACACATTCCAAAGTTCGTTATCTACACTCAAGTCCCTCAGCGACGAATGGGTTGATTTCAACTGGCTCCTCGATGCCACAGAAAAGTGGTGTCAAGACCGAGCAATCTATCTCGCTCTCATGCGGTCAATCAAGATCGCAGATGGAGGCGATAAAAAACTATCAAAGGATGCGATCCCCAGTATCCTTCAAGAGGCCCTGGCAGTATCTTTCGACGAACACATAGGACACGATTACATTGAACAAGCAGAAGACCGATATGATTTCTACCACCGCAAAGAAGAAAAGATCCCGTTTGACCTTGATAAATTCAACTTCATTACGAAAGGTGGTTTGCCTAACAAAACTCTCAACATCGCTCTTGCTGGTACGGGTGTCGGCAAATCTCTATTCATGTGCCATGTGGCTGCTGCCGCCCTCACTCAGAACTACAACGTTCTCTACATTACATGTGAAATGGCAGAGGAGAAAATTGCTGAGCGAATTGACGCAAACTTACTGAATGTCAATGTCAAAGATATTGCTGAACTACCTGAAGTTCTCTTTACTTCTAAGGTCCAAGAGATCGCTAGGAAGACAAGAGGCAAACTTATCATCAAAGAGTATCCCACAGCAAGTGCCCACGTTGGACACTTCA